GTCCTGACGTGCGCCGGTACGGCCGGAGTGTTGAAAACCCTCGGGTAGGCCGTTGGCTTTGCGGCGGGCGTTGGCTTCGTCGGCGGCCGGTTTCGCTATCGCCCTAAACCGTTTGCCCCATTCTTTGCGGAGGGCCGGGTTTAGCGAGTTGAGGATACGTAGGTTTTCTTTGAGTCCTCGTACCTCGACGTTCACGGGACGACCTTACCTAAATCACGTTCGTCGTGGTTTAGGTCCTTTGCCGTCATCGTGTTTGCCGTTCACTATTTTTATGACCGTTGTTAGGTCGTCAATGTCGAATTCAATGTTGGGGGGCCACCAACCAACGGCGACGAGCGTTTCGGCTAGTCCTCGTCGGTAGGTTCCCCGGTCGTAGGGTTTGTGGCTTCCTGCCCTACAACGTCGAGGGAAACGAGTTGTTTGACGAAATCGTCAAAGAGTGCGGGAACCACAATTTTTGCGGCTTTGCTTGCCTCATAGGCCATGTACGCAAGGTCCTCGACGCCGACGCCGTTTGCGAGTTCGGAGGCGCGTCGCTTGTATTTGCGTTCCCATGCGACGACCGCGTACAGGTTGGTTGTAACCGTGTACGGGCCGTCGCCGAGATCAAGGGCAATTGAAATTTTCATTGGGTCTCCTAGTCGGGGTCGGAGGGGGTTTTACGAGGTGGCGCGCGCCCAAGTTCCGCCGGTGAACGTCACGTCAAAAGTTGCGAGTTCTCCCACGGACTGATTTACGGCCGGGTAGGACGCCAACATTGTGTTGGAAATCGTGTATTCCGGGTTGGAGGTCGACGGGGTCGTTCCGGCCGGGTAGATCGTGACGGTTGTGGTTCCGTCGCCGACTGCGCTCGATAGGGCTTCCTCGATTTCTCCGGTTCCGTAAACGCCGTAGAACGTTGCGGTGATTTCGACGGTTTGGAGGCCGGGGCGGTTGAGGTGGCCGGTATCACCGAACGCGGTGATTTCAAGTGCGTCGTAACCGAGCGTTCCGCTAATCGAGGAACATACGCCGGTGAAATCGGTTGCGCCGATCACGATTGACGGGTTTACGAGGTACACGGGAGTTCCGGGCATTGTTTGTCCTTTCTGACGCGGGCTACTGCGAGCCTACGCGAATTGTGAGGTCGTACGCGGGTAGTTCTTGGCTACCGACGGTGATTAGGGAGGATTCGCCGTCGACTACTGCCAAACCGGTTCCGCAAATTGTGTCGACGGTGGTTAGCAAATAGTCGGTGGCGTCTTGGTTGCCGGGCGGGGGTGCTAGCACGTACAACTTGACGGTGACGTCGTAGACGCCGACGGGGCCGGTTGTGAACGACGTGAATGTCGGTAGGCCGATCATTACCGTTAGGGGTCGTGCGTTGCGTGGGTCGGTGACGGGTTTGAGGCCTGCCGCCGAGAGTTTGGACGCTATGTCGCTGATTATGTTTGCGAGGGGGCCGGTAGCGGGCATTTAGGCCACCTGCGAACGGTTCACGCCTAGCAATTGGAGGACTCGACCAATGGAGGCAATTGGCGCGCCGGTGGTCATTGTGTCGAATGTTTGGTACGAGTCAACCGAACCGCGTTCCCGGTAGAGGCCTGCGGCGTAGAGCACCGTTCCAAGTTTGATTGACCCGTCCGGGGCTGAGGCTTTGAGGTCGTTGTAACCGGCGGCCTGACGGCGGCGGTAGCACCATGCGTTAGCGGCCGATACGCACGTCGCTAGGTAGGCGGTGTCGTTCGCGGTCGCTGAAGCGATTCCCAAGAATTCTTGAACGTCTGCGGAGGTAATCCACGTGACGCCGGTTTGTCCGGTGTAGGTGAGTGTTCCGTATGGGTCGACCGGGTAGCGGTCGTATTCGTTCCCGGCGTCGAGCACCAAAATTTGGTTGGGAATGATGACGTCGGAGTCGTAGACGAAATCGCCGGAGGTGGTGACGTTGATAAGCAGGAATTCGGGAACGGCAACGACGGTGAATGTTCCGTCAAAACCGTTCCCGACTCCCGCAACCGTGACCGATTGCCCGACGACTACCTCGGCCCCGGTAAGAGTGGTGAGAACGGCTACGCCGTCGAGGCGTTGCGCGTGCGTGATTGACGACGTAGCCATTCTCGGGGGTTAGCGGTTCGTATTAGGCGAGGGCGATTGACTGAACGAATGTTGAGTCGGTGGTATCGCCAACGGCCTTTTGGAAGAACGTAGCGAAATAACCGTAGTAGGTGAACGTGCGACCGAGGTTGGTCGGGTCCTCCAACGACATGACGCCGCGAACGTTCTCGTAGAACTCGACGGCCGGGGCGTGGACGACGAGCATGGTGTCCGAGGCGAGGTTGCCGTCGACGACAATGCGGAGGCCGAGGGGGTTCATTCCCGACCATGAGGTCGCGTCGCCTGCGCCGAGCGTGTTCATGCCGAGGAGGCCGGGGGCGCCAATCGCCGGGAAAACCGGACGGTTGACGTCGTCGACCTGCGAGCCGAGAGCCTTCCACACGTCCACCGAGGCGACGAGGTGAGTCGGGAACAAGTTGGTTCCGGTCGAAATGTTTTCGGCGCAACCGTAAAGGGCCTCGATAAGGCTTGACGGGTCGCCGGGGGTAACGGTCCACGTGTAACCGGAGGCGGTGGCGGCGGCAACAAGGGCGGTCGAGGCGATGTCGTCGGTCTCACGGAGGTACTGCCCGGAGAGGTCGGTCAAAATCGAGTTCATGGCGGCCGGGTCGGTGAAGTCCATGGCCTGCTGAGAAATGAACACGGAACCGGCGACGGTCTGACGGTTGACCGTGTTTGCGGCAATGGTCATGGTCTGCGACGCGACGGCGGTTCCCTGCGTGTTCTGAACGCCGGAAGTCGTGTGCTGACTGATCGTCGGACGGACAAACGAAATGCCGTTGCCGTTCGGAAGCGCACGAGTGCCGAACGCCGTTACGACCGGGCGAATGTAGTTGATGTTCTCAAAGAGAGGGGCAACAACCGGCAGGGGCAAGAGGCCCGGCACGTCGCTCGACAAGTCCTGCGCGGCCTGAATGGCGGTGCGGTTCTTTTCGACGTTGGCCTGATAGGCGGCCTGAACGTTGCGCCACGAGTCGCCGCCCATGTGGTAGGCGGCGGCAAATTCTGCGGCGGTCGGCATCGGGTATTCACGCTTCGGGGTGGCCGGAATGGCCGGGGTCGGAATGACGGTCGGGGCGGCGGCCTCGACGAGTTCGGGTTCGGACATGGGGATTGAATCCTCCTCGGGTTCAACAATTGGGGTTGGTTCGTTGTCGTCCTCGGGTTCTGAGGCAACAATTTCGGTAATTACGGCGTCGGTAAACGCCGGTTGTGCGACTAGCGAGAGTTCGACTAGGCGGGCTTTGGTGACGACGGTTGCCCGGAGGGCTTTGTCGTAATGGGACTCGACGGGGTCCGCGCCGACGGAAACGGC